TAGCCCTGTGCTTGTGCCTGGTAAAACTCGTTACGCTTTACGCCTTTGGAGTTGCAAAAAACCTCGCGTTTTTCGTACTCCTTGTATGGCTTTCGGAGCGAGTCGAGCTTTTCGGTTTCCACGCACAAAAAGCCGATTTCCCGCCAATACATGCCTACGCCTCCTCGAGATACTCGTTTGAAAGCTGTAAATGCCGCTTGAGCAGTTCATAGCTGTTGCGGTACTTGTCCGCATCCTCGTTGTCGAGTCCAAATTCGGCTTTTACATAGCAGACGATCGCCCGCTTGATCAGCGCGTCTCTTTCGTCCTCGACCTTGGCGGCTTTGATTCCGCCCAATAGGAGGTCGGCTTGCGCCGCTCCTATTAGGTCGGAAATCTCGCTGTCAAAACGGGTATGATTGATGCGCAGGTATTGGCGAACACTGTACACAAGCTGTGTCGAGACATTCGCCATATGTTAGCCTCCGAGATTAGGCAGTTTTCTTGCTGCCGTATACCAGAGTACCGGGCTGTGCTGCACCTGCAATGATCGTATACGCAGTATAGTCGTTTGCACGTGCCTTGCCCGAGCTGTCCTTGGCAATCTTGGTAGCTTCTACAACATTCACGCGGTAATAACGCTTGATATTGCCGATTACAAAGTCGCCGTCGTTGAGGTAAGGATCCACCTCGACCTTATAGGTGGCAATGGTATTCACACCGACATTGTTGATCGGGGTGTAAATATAGCTGCCGTCGTTGTCCTTGGCAAAGGAGATCTCCTCTACCACAGACTGTGCAACATAGATCTTTGCGCCGATCTTCTGCTTTTTACCGAGCTTACCGAGTGCGACGCCGATAGCATCAAGGACGGAGCCCTCGTATGTGTACTTGACAGCCTCGAGCGTCGCGCCCTTCATTGCCTCGTTGCCGGTACCGTAAATAAGATCGGTTGCGACCTTATCCTGTACCTGCTCGATCAGTTCGGCAGTAATGTAGGAGATAAATTCCTCGACTGCCATTGCCTCGAGTCTCCACGAAACGCGGATTGTTTCCGAAATATCGGATGTACCGAGCACGAGGTCAGCCCACTTGATGGACGCATCTGCCGTTGCTTCGGTCTCTTTCTTGTTCTTCGCACCCGATGCCGTCACCTTATACGGGAATTTGACAAGACCGGGGATGTTGGTGCGTGCCGCATCACGGAACATAGGAGATACAAGGCTGATCGCCTCGAGGAGTGCAAGATTGATGTCGGTGGGGATGAACAAGCCGCCGTTGTTTACACCGTTCACGCTTGCCGTGGGATCCACATAATCGGTCGCTGTGGTCGTCAGCGCGGTTTCAAGTGCTCTCTGTTCAACAGGAGAGAGAGCACGATGCATGAGGGTTTTCGCCCATGCGTTGCGATATTCGGGAGAGGAGAGCACATTCTCTCTCGTAAATGTGGGCTCCTGTGCGGATCGTGCCGCTACGGGGTTTGTAACAGCGTTGCCCTGGACGGTACCCGCGTTGATGCCGCCCGCAATCGTTTTTCTGCGCTCGATACCCTGCATTTCGGTATCAAGCTCGCGGAGTTCGTTTTCGATAGCGTCGAGATCCGCATTTGCGTCGTTCTCGAGCATTGCCCGCAGTTCAGCCTTGCGAGCGTTGATTTCTGCAATTCTCTTTGCAAACATGATGGTTGTTCCTTTCTTTTTGTGGTTTAGAGTAGGGTTTTCGCTATAAGCAACTTGCGGCGACGGGCTTGCTCCAAAGCCATAAACTCTTTCGAGTGCTCCTCCTCGAAAAAGCCTCGCGCGGAAATTGAGGTCTCGTTGTATGCGGGAATATCCACCGCCGAGACATCATATAGCTTTTTGATTTTAGTAATCGTTCGCGTGTGGGTGTCTACATTGTAGCTCGACTCCGCAATCGTGAACGAAAAACTCATTTTGTCAATGTAGCCGCCTTTGATTTCTTCATAGAGGTTGCGTCCCTCTACGGTTCCCGACAGGTCTGCTTCCATATCCAAGCCGCCGTCCTCTGTAAAGAGTTTGAGTGTCTTGTTGCGGAGGCGGGCTACAACTTTTCCGCCGTGATTGTAATTGAAAATTACATCGCTCATGTCGCAGTCGTCAAAAGCACCACGGGCAATTACCTCGTAATACTTCACGCCGTCACACTCAAAAAGGCAAGTCGGCGTATCGAACACAACTGCGCGTCCCTGTACGGTATACGCGGAACTGTTTTCCGATTCCGCGTGATCGGGCGCGAGCATTTGGCTGAAATTTCGGTATTCTCTATTAGGCTTGATAGGCATTTTATTCCTCCTTGTTGTTTGGATTGGGCTCGGGATCCACGCCTGCGGCCGTCCCATCGTCGGGATTAGGCACAGGTGGATCTGTTTCTGTCTTGGTCGGTGTGCCTAATTGGTATTCGTCCGCTTTCGCTGCGTTTACCATGTTCAGTGTTTGCACTCTGCGTGCGCCCTCCTCTCCACCGAGCGGAGCCATATTATAGGCAAGCAATACGCCGTCAATAGTGATCGCTCCAATTTCCGCAAGAAATTTGAGGGTTGTTGTTTTGTCGGAAAGCTTTTCGTTTTGCAAACTGTTCCCCTCGAAAATGATCTCGTTTCCATACGAGGGCTCCTTACCCGAGAAGATTGCATTTGTAAACGCCTGGGAACATTGCTCAAAAAACGGCTTGATTTCGCCATTGTAATATGCAGATGCTTCCTCGGGCGATTCTTTGTTCTGCACAATGTTGTCATTGGTGCCGAAATATGCATAAATTTCCGACTTGACATATATGAGCTGACCTTGCGGAATCGGTGTTTGCTTGTCCGTGATCGGTGTATAATCGTACTTGTTATCGGTAACAATAACGCCTGCGCCGTTGTTTTCCATTTTGAGGTTATCGCGGATAAACTCGTCGCGGCGGCTTTTCAAATCCTCGCTTTTGGTGGAGGATTGAATTTTTAATATACCTCGAACAACCGCAATAAGCTCTGCAAACTTGCTCATGGACTGATTGAAAGTAGTCGCGGTTTGCAATACGGGGAATAATGGACGGTTGCTTTCTCCGAAAACGTCGTTTTCGTTGAAATGCGATCCAATATGTATTAAATCGGTGTACGGGCAAGTATAGCGATTGCCATTTGCAAAGGTCATGCGACAATACATTTCGCCGTCAACCTCGATCAGCTCGATTGAGGTTGCATTGATATTATAAAGAGCCTCGAGTTTGCCTGTGCATTCGTTCCAAACGGGGTATACAAAAGCATTATTATAGAGTTTGTACTGCGTAGCAAGCCTATAATAAAACTTATACGCCGTTGTATACGGGTTAGGGCGGAATTGTAAAAGCTGATTATATTTGCTTTTTACATCAACCAATTTCCCCTCGCCACGCCGAATGTGTCGCGGCTTAACCGTTGCTGCACGTCTGGAAAACGCATCAACCGCGGCTCGTACCGTGTTTACATCATAGGCATTACCCGAGAAAGGTGTAAATGTCGTTTGGTATGTATTGAGCAGTCGGAATTGCTTAAAACTGCCGATCGAGTTTTTGAGTTTTCCAAAGATTTTATGGAAAAGTCCTCTTTTTTCTTGCACTGAATCACCCCACATTGTACATAAAATCGTCGTAATACTTTACATACAGCACCCATGCATTGAGCAGCGACACCGCTCCGTCGATTCGGCGTTTGTCAGTGATCTTAATAGGCTGTATGTTGTTGAGTCCGCTTTTCTTTACTGCCGTATTGGATAGGCACCAAATCAAAATCGGGTTGTTATTATAGTTCACAAGTTTATCGGCGAGAGCTGCGCCCATTTCGCGCATCGGTTGTGACCATGTGAACGGTCCCTGTGCAACAGGCTCCATTGTAAAGCCGTTGCTTTTCATTTCTTCCACCCAATAGCCGGCAAGGGCGCGGTCATAGCCAACTTTGATTGCGTCTATTTTGTGCTCCTCGCGCATTTGCACAAACCACGCTGTTACATCTGAGAAATTGACGCGGTTTCCCTCGCAGATCGTAAGCAAGCCGCGCTCCGCCCACAGTTTATACGGTGCCTCGTTGGTGTTTTTTTCCTCGAGTCGCTCGATTCTCGCATGCGGGAGGAAGTATTGCTGCAACACATAAATGGTTGTGTCGCCAGGCTTTCGGATCAAAAGGGTTGCGGCAGTCAAGTCGGTTGTTGCTGATAGGTCACATCCTCCGATTGCATAGGTGTTATATACATCCTCCATGTTGAAAGTAGCGGTGTTTTTGACTTCCTCGTAAGATAGCCAAACATTACTCTCGTTCTCTTGGATGTTGAAGTCTTTACATAAAACGCCTGGGAGATCGGCAGGTGAGTTTTTCGCGCGCTCGACGAAATTTGCCAGGGTTTTATATTGCTTGATCTTGCCTAAACCCGGGTTTGCCTTGATCCACATTTTCGGATCTGTCCACTCGTCGCGGTGGTCGAGTTCGTAGAGGATCGGCAAAAATGTGTCGTCCTTTTTTTTACCGTCTGCCAGGTCACATGCAAGCTCGTACATATTATCGAAAATGCACTCACGCACCGTGCCCGACGTGGTAATCATAATGACAAGTGGCTGACGGCGACTCGAAATAGATTGTTTCATAACCTCGTAAAGGTTTCTGTCGCGGATCGCGTGTAGCTCGTCGATAATAACGGCGTGCGCGTTCAAGCCGTCAAGCGTGTTCGAGTCCGAGGCAAGTGCCTCAAAAATAGAGGAGGTCGCGGGAAAATAGATGTCATTGCGACGCTTTTTTACAACCGCCCGCAGCTCGGGCGACTGTTTAACCATGTTGACCGCCTCGGTAAGTACCTTTTTTGCCTGGTCTTTTTTGGTCGCCACGGAGTATATCTCCGCTGCGCCCTCATAATCGGCAATAAGCATATAAAGGGCAATGCCCGCAAGCAAGGTTGACTTGCCGTTTTTACGACCGACGAGAAACATTGTCTCGCGGAAACGACGGTAGCCTGTGTCCCTCTCCAACCATCCGAAAAGCAGTTGTATATAAGCCTTTTGGAATAGTTCAAGTTCAAGTGGAGCCCCGATCGTGCCTTGCGACTGCTTGCAAAATGTTTCGATAAAGAGGATCGGGCGTTCGCCTGCGTCCTCGTCGAAATAATACGGGGAGTCGGCTGTAGCCGCGTCCATTTCCGCGACAAGTCGCTCATAGACCGCCTTTACACGGCGGCTTGTGATGATCTCGCCGTGCTTTATGCGGTCGTAGTATTCGCGCACATAATTCAAGACTTTTTCGCCACCTTGTTGGGTTTGGCGACAAACTTCATGAGAGCCTGTCCCGCTGCCTCCGCCTCGGAGTTCGGGAGGAGGTCGTCAAGCTGCTTTATTGTCGCGTTGTAGTTCTTGACCATGGCATTGTAAGGCTGCAAAAGCGGGTGCGCCCGCTCGATTTTATACGCGCCCTGCGGCATTTCAACAACGAGTCCGTCCTCGTTGATTTTCGCCTCCATATCCTCCAAAGAAACGAGCATATAAGCGGCTCGCGCAAACAGTTTTTCGGCGATTTTGAGGCGTTCTTCGGACAAATTCGCGTAGATTTTTTTAATTCTCGACAGCTCTTTTTTCTGTCGCTTTAATAATGTATCTTCCAAACTGCTTCTCCTTTCTTTTGGGAGTAAGGTAGGGGGGTAATATGCACATGGGTCGGTCATAAAAGGGGCTTAATGACGGTTCATAGAAAAGCAACGCATTATTTTTGAGTGGGGGGGATATTCTGCGGCTGTTCGCCGCCATCCGCAACCGCGTTGACCTCGATTGCCACCACATTGATTGCGTTAAGGATCAGCTTGCTACCGTCCACGGTATCGAGCAACACCGTGCCCTCCTCAAGCGCGTTGGCAAGTCGCTCCTGGAAGTCCTCTGTAGGTGCCTTGACCGTAAAGGACAACGCGCCCGAGGATGTGTATATAATTACCTCGCAAACTCTGCTCATAAATACCTCTCTCTTTCTACGAGGTTTCCCTCGCTGTCGAACATCAACCCGCTTGCTGTAACAGGCTCGCCCTCGGGATGCTCTATAGCGTGACACTCACGGCATAGGAGTTCGAGATTGTCCTCTGATAGCGTGATGTTCGGATCGTCTATATTGTGCGGCGTGAGGTGTATTTTGTGATGCACGATTTCACCAGGTCTGCCGCAATGTACACACAACCCCATGTCACGCTTGTAAATATATTCCCTTGTTTTTCGCCATGTCCTACTCAAATAAAACTTGCGTGCAAACTCTTGCATAAACAATGCTCCGTATAAACGACAAAGCGAGCCGCATTGCTGCCGCCCGCCGTATCGCATATTTCTACGGTATCAGTATACAACGGGAAAAAGCAAATTTCTATACACTCTTTTTTCAAATCGGCTAAACCGAGGGCATTGCGGAGGCGCCGTAAAAGAGCAGTGCAAACTCTGCGACGGCACGATTACGGGCATTATATACCGTGGTAAAAGACTCGTAGTGCATAGCGGATAGGATCTCTTGCTTGGAGCGTTTCTCTATGTACCACAGTTCAACGATCTTTTTATGTTCGTCGGAAAGCTGCCCGAGGATCGTTTCGATCTCCGAAAGCACGCGCTTTGTTTCGTCGATATTCCGTACACATTCGGTAAGCTCCAAAAGGTCGTTAAGCGTATCGTTTGCGGCGTGCGCATCGGTAAACGGTTTGTCAAAGGTAATTGCGCCCGGCAAACGCGGTTTCCCGCTCCCGAGCAATCGCTCCTTGCGGGAGGTCAAATTCTGCAATGCCGTTTTCAATGTCGGCACAGCCATGAGCACTTGCTCCGCTGCCTTAAAGTAGTTCATAAATCGTCCTCCTATTTGCGGTCAAATACTTTTTCTGTGGCTTCTCATTCTCACCAGGTCGAAATAATGCCCTCATAAGACGAAAGAGACGAGCTTTGTTTTTCTTGCGTGTTCTCGCTTTCTTTGCGTGATATGCAAGAAAGGCAATGCGATTAAAACAAGTTTTTGCTATGATTTTTTTGTAAGCTTCAACTACGGCAGGAATAAGTGTGTTAATAGCGGCTGCAAGCTCGTCTATCAAATTGGCTATAGCATCGCCGCACTCTTGCATTGCAAGTTCCATTTTGTAGAGATAATATTGCACTATGTTTTTGGGGTTCCCCAGGTCAAAGCCTGATGCTGTAAGAGAGCCACTGATCTTTGACATCGTGCAACTGATCGCCCCACTGGTAAAATTATTCTGTGCCATAATACCCTCGCTTTCTGCTCCGCGCTTTGGCGGGCTTCTTGTGTAATCGGACGGTTAAATAATAGCCGCCGTTAATGTCGTTGTAATACGGCTTGATGTCAACCAGGTTGTAACCATCATACAGCCGCTCGATCTCGTTTTTGTTGTCATATCCGCTGTCGTGAAATTCCTTGACCTTGTGTTGCGGTATTCTGCCGTCCCTCTCCACCGTTTTTGGCTGTTCCAGGTTGCGACTCGCACACCAACGCTTGCCAAGGATCGGCTCCTTGACGAGGTATTTTGCAATACCCACAATGCCGCTGTCGTCAAATTGCAACGGCTTTGCGGTGGTGTAACCTTTGCCCCATATGTCGGCGAGGGTGTTTATATCCACACCGCCGCTCATGACAATATGGTGATGCACGCGGGCGTTTCGCTTGCCGATCTCGGTAACAGCGACATACTTTAGTGCGGGCAAGCCGTTTTTTGTGCGATACCGTTTGACGCGGCGGAGAAAATTTTGCATTTCCCGCTGCGCATCCTCGGGCGTGCCCGGCATATGTTCGGGACTGTATGTAAGATCAAACCGAATGTCCTTTTTTGTGAAATTGGTATTGAGTAAGCGGATCAGCTTGCGCTCGGCGTTTCTTTGGTTGAGTCTTTTCTGCGTTTCGGTCGTAGGTTTGCGCTTTTTCCCGCGGCCGCGCTGATATTCAAATACGGGGTAGAGATCAACTTCCAAATACTCACCGCAATAATGCTTTTTTTCTCTGTATAGGCAACGCATATATTTTTAACCTCCGTTTTTGCATATGGGGCTCTGCCCCAAACCCCGAGGTTTAACGCTTTGGTTTTCCATAAGGGAAATTGTAAAAAGCAAGGGCGAAACGGGCGACTTGCTCGTTCCGCCCTCATTCCTGTATGCGAAAATCTCATAACGCGATCAGTCGCACATCGGTGCGCTGTTCTCGTTACGAGGAAAAGCTGTTTACTCGGTCTTTTTACGAAAGCCAACGAAAGCATACCGCGATCGTGGGAGCCGAGGCTCCCGTGGTCGTTAAGATATTATCCATTACGAGCCCGAAAAGAGCCGTTTTGCTCTCGTTGCTATTGACTTTCCGTTACCTCTGTGCTATAATAATAAATGTAGTTAAGCAGCACAAAGGATGTTGCAAGGCGGCTATCACTCGGGCGGAGTGGTAGCCGCTTTTTTCATTTCAATGTTGGGTAGGACTTCAAATATTGCCAGGACTGCGGGGCACGCTTGATGCCTAAATCCGATAAAGGGAGAGGGAAAGGGAGGCGCACCGCTTTGCTCACGCCGAGCGCATAGATCGTTCCGCCATCCGCGTATGCTTGCATTTGATCGGTGGATAAACACGCGCGGTCGGCGAGATAGGCTTTGTATCTCTCTGCAGCGGGATCCTCGACCGCAAACACATTTGTTTTTATACGAAATTCGCATGTGAAATAACCGACAATGGCACCAACGCCGCCGCCTTTTTTCGGCTCGTAGATCCAACCCGTATAGGGATAGTCGCACGAGGGAGCCGTTTTCCGTATTTCAAGCAGCTTGTCCCCGCTGAAAATTTTTTCGTTATGCTCACGGTGAATAGAGAACAGTACATTGTTACACATTGCCGGTACCGCCGATCTGTGCCGCGTATTCATCTGCTTTGGTGAGCACCTTGTTTGAGTATGTTGTTTCATGCACGCCTTTTTCCCAAAGCACCCAGGCTCCATACTCGCCCATGTTGTATGCCATGCATACGCGGGCTGGATCGTCGTACCGTTCAAACAGACGGCGGAGGATATAGAGCCCCGCTCTTATATTTTGGTAGGGATCCGAAAAATCGGTAATGCCTAAAGCCTCCTCGAGTTCGTAATGGTTGCATGTGTTGATCTGCATAAGTCCGTAGTCGCTCGACGCACTCACCGCATCGGCGCAAAATGACGACTCCGTGAACATGACCGCCATAGCAAATGCAAAGTCGATATAATATGCCTCGCATAAATAATATGTAAACTCTTGCAGTTCCGTAGATAACGCGCAGTCGATCGGCGCAAAGGTGCTGCTTTCATAGTTGAACAGTACGCCGCCGTTTTCGGTGATGCGCTTTCCGTCGCGGGTACCGTAAGGGAGAGCTGCGGAGGTTTCCGCATTTTCCGAAAAGGCATCACAAGCAAAGCCTACGCAAGCCCCAAGCAGAAACACGCACAATGTAAATGCGATAAACTTATGCCACGCGGTCAAGCGCGGCTTTTTTCTTACCTTGTTATTCATAAAGTAACCTCCTGTACTTTTTGTGGCGGCACGACCGTGACGCTGTTTTGATTTCTGTCTAACAATTCCGCAGAAAGAAGAAGTTTCCCGGCGCAGTTGCGATAAATAATTGCAGATACGCGGAGATACACAATTCCGTTGTACTTTACCGGGCAACCGCGAAAGAGAGCGTCTTTCAATTCTTCATTGCTCATAATGTCCCTCTCCTTATTTCTGTTTTTGGTTGCTTCTGCCGATAAATGCCAAGATAATTGCCGTAGCACAGATTATAAGGGCAATAATTACACCGTCGCTCATTTGTTCTGTACCTCCTTCTCGCTGTTATATGCTTGCATGAGGGTTTTGCGGCGCGTTTCTTTCTGCTCTATAGCGTGTTCTGCCGCTTCATAGCTCGGAAAAATGGTTTCGCCCCACGCACCGCGGGCAATGTGTTTGACAACGATTTGAATTGACATATCGGGCATGAAAAACATTTCGCCGACAACACCCGACTGCGGATGCTTTGCGCCTTTGTAATTTCGGATCGCCCAAACGGTATCACCTATTTTGCAGGGAATTACAATGTTTTTCGACTCCTCTTTGAAATGAGGGCATTCTGCCTCGACCGCATTCGCCATTTCGTGGTGGTATGCACAAACGGTATAAGAAAGGCAATCTTTACATGTCGCCATTGTCGCCCTCCGTTCCGATGGTAAGCTGTTCCACCGCATTTTCCGCCTCGCGCTGCTGCTTGTTGAACAGTGCCACGCGGGATAGGCTCACAAACTCCTCAAGCGTTGCAATAAACTCTTTGCTTACGAGGTCGTAAGGGAGAATAATGCCGAGTAGCATAAAGCCGCTTTTGGCGACTATGTACGATTTGCCGCTTGCGTCTGTGCGCTCGTAAAGCTCATACCCTCCATCTATACCCGCAAACGGTTTTAGATATCGACTATTGATAAATACGAGACCTTGAGAGGTCTTGAGCGGCTCAAGCGTTCTGCCGTCCGCGTACATTGCGATCTTGCCACGGTCGAGGATCTGTTCGCTTTCGTCGCCATCTGCCAGGTTGTAGTGTTCGGGAATTACGGTTTCCTTGAAATAAAACTTGTCCCGCTTGTCCTCCGCAATATCGAACATAGTAAAGATGTTCTCGCAAGTCAGCTTCGGCAGATTGTATACGGGATAGAATACCGCGCCGTTACCAAGCCATTGACATTCGGGCGTTTCGGCAACGATGATCGTCTTTTCCGCTTTCAAGATCGCCTCGATCTGTTTCAATTTCATTGTTGTTACTCCTTAAACAATAATTCATATTGCGCCATAACTTCGGCATTGTCTGTTTCAAACGATTTACAAACGTGCCACATCGGGTATTCTCCATCTTTTTCGATTTGTACAACATCATCACAAGGGAAAAGGCTTGTATCAAATCTTGCATTTTCCATAGCATCCCAAATTTTGCAACCGCCTTTTTCGGGATATTCCGCAAATCCGTTTTCATTGATTTTGCCGTGCTTGCACCGATAACAGAAATTGTCGAGGAAAATTTCATATTCCGTGCCGTTTGAAAAAGGGCTTGACTGCTTAATACTTATACTCATTTTTCCTCACCCACTTTCGAGGCAGTAATCATATAGGGACATTTTATAGACACCTCTATATGCGGACAGTTTTTTAATTCCCAAAAGCTACCGCATAAAGTGTTGATCTTTGTCTCTAAAATGCTTTTCACACCATTTTGGTAAATCTCTTTATATTTGCACACGGGTTCGGCAACACAGCAGTTGCATTTTGCACTTATATTCATTCTTCCTCACCTACCTCCAAGAGTTCGGGGGTGTCGTAGATGTTGCCGTTGTCTTTCCGCTTTCTATGGAATAAGATCTCGCGTTTCATCACTGCACACCCTCCGAGATCTGTTTACCGAGCGCATCCAAAGCCGCACGCAGGTTCGGCGCGCTCGCCTCGGGAGCCTCGCTTGCGAGTCGAATCAGCTTTGCGGCAATGACCGATGCTTGCTCAAACAACCCCTTGAATTCCGCAGTCACAGGATCAGCCATAGCCACCTCGCGGCGCAGACGCTCGGCTTCTGCTTTCGCCCTCTCCGCCTCGGCTTTGTATACCTCCGAGCCGGATGCCGCCTTGCTTTCTGCTGCGCTTGCGGCTTTTTTTGCCGCCTCAAGCTTTTTTTCGAGTTTTTCTTTTTCGGTTACGGCGGTGGCAAGTTCTTCCACTTTTTTATTCATTTCGGCGGCGTGCTCTTTGGCTGCGGCTGCAAGTGCAGCTGCTACAGCCTTTTCTACTTCGGCAGTGTCTGTCGCAGTGACAGCCGCCTCAATAGGCTTGTCCAGGGCGTCTCGAGCGGCTTCGAGTTCTTTCTCGACTTCGTTAAGGTCTCTTTCGGCTTCGGTGAGGTTTTCGGAAAGCTTCTCAACCTGTTCTGTAAGATTGAGCTTGTCCTGCTCCAGTTTTTTGGCGCGCTCGATCGCGGCATCGCGCTCCTTGATTGCCTCATGCAGTTCACGGGTAGACATGTTCTCAACATCGTGCGTTTCGACAAACGCCTCGCGCTCCTCGGCAGGCAACGCAAGGAGCTCTAAAGCCTTGGTGTAGCTCAAATTCCCAAGCGTTTGGGAATTTGAAACGGCTCCAAAAAGCGTGATTTGATCGTCTGCATATTCATTAAATAAGCGCATGAAATTGTTTGCCGTCGAAACAGAATACCCGGTGTTTTCCTTGATCCAGTTTCCAAAACTGCCGTGCGGCAGCATAGCCTTTACCTCGCACATCCTGCGCCCGATCTCGATAATGCTGTTCAGCATCATCACGGTATACCCGCGGATCTCCTGTGCAATGATCTCCGGTGTTCTCACCTGCTCCAGTTGATTGTTCATGCTGTAACTCCTTTTTTAACAGTATTTGCATCTATGGGTTTGCCGTCCTTGTCGCGAGGACAGCCCGCATGCACCCACGCAAGCCACCGTGCCTCGAAAGCAACGACCTCCTCGGTGCGATCGCAGTTTCCTTTGCCTCGGTTTTGCTTGACACACTCGTCTTTTTCATCAAACTGCAACGTAAAATACGGCGTTTTCGGATGGGCGACGTGCCGTATGAAAAAGATCGCCGTTTCACCGTTCGCGTGTCTTTTTCCGTAACTGCTGACGCAATGATGCTGCAGGTTACCCTCGCGCGTCAGTTCCGACTGCGTTCTCGCAGGTACGATCTGCAAGCCGTCGCTTTCGTAAGCATATTTTGACAGCTCGGCATATCGCTTTTTGAATTTTGGATTCAGTGCACGGTTCTTTATCTGATCCACCGCATCGGTCGCCATGGCATGCGCCATAAGCAGATCGTCCGGCCATCGTACCTGCGTGCTGTTTAGATCCCACTTTGCAGTTTCTGCCATATCCCAATAGTCCGCGAGCGTAGTCAGATCCACAGCGGCGTCTACTTCGATGTCGAATTCATCCTCGTCCACGTCGGCGCACGGTATCATCTGCTCGAAAATATAGCGGAGGCACTTTCCGAGCGGCGCACGGCCGATCACGCGCTCCGCATCCTCGCCGCCGTATTGGTGCAGCAGTGTAATATCGCGCTGTGTGAGGATGTCGCCGACTTCGCGGCATTTCAGATAAACCTCCCAATGGTACAGATCCCAACACTGCTGTTGCATCATGCGAAATTCATCCTTGTTGAGATGGAGCATCTGTGCGGGGCGTTTCTCGCTCCAGTCGATCTCCGGCACGGTCATGTCACCGCGCTTATTGTTCTCCCACTTGGATGCAGGCAGATATCGGTCAAACAGACCGTCAAGGATGTGAGAAAATCCCTGCACTACAATATTCTCGATCTGCGGATATCGCTGATAGAGCCGCAGGTATACGACAGGGCTTTTCCAGTTCTCGCGGCGGTAAGATCCCGCCTCCATGTATTCAAACAGCTTGCAGTTCGGGAGCGCGCTTGCCTCGACGAGCTCTTTGGTGAGCCCATAGATCCACAGCTCTTGCCCCGTCGTCTCGCTCCACATCTCCGGCTGACGCCACACTGCACTGTACGCGGTAAAATATCCGCAAGTGCCGCTATAACTTTTCATTCTGCATGTGAGTTTCACAGCATCGTCCGCTTCAAATATGTACGCTTCCGCAGGGCGGGAGGTAATATGTTCATTCGCCTCGCGGTCGATCTCCCGGCAGATGCTCCACTCTGTCAGCACAAGCGGGCTGCGCCCTTTTCTTTGCGGGAGCAGACTTGCCGACATTGCAAATTCTTCGTCCACAATGACTCTGCCTTTTTTGTCGATCGCACTCGCACACTTCACAAGCACCGGCACTCCGCAAAACGGACAAAGCGTGTTGTCGCCATCCATAACGACGCACTCCTCGGGAGGCAACTGTACGAATCCGTATTGACTCATCCCGTAGCCGTGACACATCATGCGCGGCGGCGCGTAGTCGAGAAGATCTTCTCCCTTGCAAAAGGAGCACTTCACGCGCACTGCGCGCTTTTTGCGCCCCGGCTTCGTCAGCATCGTCTCCGGCGAGGTGTCCATTACCCACTCGCAGGAATACACAAGCCCGTGCACCTCCATGCGTTCGTCCATTGTGTCAAGCATTCCCTCGGGAGCCTTGCGCGGTACCTTCTTCGTGTAATCCACAGCCGCCCCTCCTTATCCAAAGAAAGATGCAAGCGACAGCGGCGCCGCGCTCGGCGCATCCGTTTTCGCTTCCGAAACCGCGGAGATCCCGTAAAACGTGCGGATGATCTCCTCTGCCTCTGCGGGCGTTACACAGCCGCAATTCCCGACCTTGTTTTTTTTCGCCCTCTCCGCAATTTTCTTTTCGCACTCTACAAGCGACATTTCCTTGACGTCGAGATCCTGCGATACGATCTCCTGTGCCCGCGGATCACCTTTTATAATGTCTTTTAATTGCTCGCCGACCATCCAAACGGCGCTGCGCTCCTTCGGCTGCTGCGCCTCGATCTTTTCAAATACAGTCATGCTTTCCATAATAAAATCACTCCGTTTTATTATTTTTGATATCTATGTTGCAATGTTCGAAGTATTTACACCACAGGCAACAACTGTGGCACTTCTTTTGTGGTTTCCACCACAATTTGAAACGAGATAGAAAATGAGAAAATATATTTCTCATGGTTGCGACTCCTCTTAATGATTAGTGGCGACTGTTTTACGACCGCACCGCTTGCGATTTTGCTGTACTGCCTTTTGGGCGATCTCGGCACTGTAGCCGTTGCGCCCGTTTTCGTCCATTTCTCCCGTGTCGCCTCTCGATACCTCGCGGTAAATCGTGGCAAGGTTTACTCCGAGTTCCTCTGCAATGGTGGGGAGTCCCTCTCCTTTCTTATAGAGAGCCTCAAGGCTCTTTCTGTCCTCATATGTGAGTAAACGAAAACCCATGCGCTCAACTCCTTTCCTATAATTTGTGGGTAGAGTCCGAGAGCGGGGGCGCGCCCCCGCTCTCATTCCCTTATGCTAAAATCCCATAACGCGCTCGAGTCGCACCTCTGCGTTGCTCTATCCTCGTTATAGGCAAAAGCCATAAAAAAATAAGTGCGTAAGGTCTAAAAACCTTTTCGCACTTATTCTAAAACTTTATAGTTTGATGAATTCTTTTTGAAAAGCTTTGACTATTATAAATATATATGCTATAATATTCTAATACAATAGGCTAACTATGTGCAGGAGGAGAAATATGCGGATTCTTGGAATCGACCCGGGGTATGCCATTGTCGGCTGGGGCATTGTAGAATTTGAAAACAATCGCTTTCGCACCTTGGGATACGGCGTAATACGCACCGAGGCGCATACCGAAACGGTGGACCGTTTGGAAAAGATCTATGACGGCATAAACCTCCTGATTGAGAAGTACAAACCGGAGCATCTTGCTATTGAGGAGTTGTTCTTTAACACGAACCAGACGACCGGTATTGTCGTTGCCGAGGCACGCGGAATCATCCTGCTGGCGGCGAAGCAGCACGGGCTGCGGATCGGCGAGTACACGCCCTTACAGGTCAAGCAGGCGGTGGTCGGATACGGCCGCGCCGAAAAGAATCAGGTGATCCAGATGGTGACTACGATGCTGGGATTGCCTAAACCTCCAAAGCCGGACGACACCGCCGATGCGCTTGCGATTGCAATGTGTCACGGACACAGCGCTTACTCGCGCATGGCGGGATATTTCAATAAATAAGGTGAAATTATGTGGATTAGCGAGAATTGGAAAGACTATGAATTGATCGACGCGACAGACGGGGAACGTCTGGAGCGTTGGGGAGACTATACTTTGATCCGTCCTGACCCGCAGGTTATCTGGAAAGGGGCGGCAAAGTCACCGCTCTGGAAGAAGGCAGATGCCTCCTACAAGCGTTCGCGCAGCGGCGGCGGTGCCTGGCAGGAGAGCCGCGTACCTGAGACCTGGACGATCGGCTACCGTGATCTGAAATTCCTGATCAAACCAATGGGCTTTAAGCATACGGGACTCTTTCCGGAGCAGGCGACCAACTGGGATTGGTTTTCTAACCTCATTCAAAATGCCGGATGCCCCATCAAGGTGTTGAACTTGTTTGCCTATACAGGCGGTGCAACCGTTGCGGCGGCTGCCGCGGGGGCATCGGTTTGCCATGTGGATGCTGCAAAGGGTATGGTGCAGCAGGCAAAGGAAAACGCGCGTCTTTCAGGACTTGCGGATGCACCCATCCGCTATATCGTGGACGACTGCAAAAAGTTTGTCGAGCGGGAGATCCGCCGCGGAAACACCTACGACGGTATCATTATGGATCCGCCCTCCTACGGACGCGGTCCGACCGGAGAGGTCTGGAAAATCGAGGAGAGCATTGACGAGTTTATCACCCTGACCGAAAAGGTCCTTTCCGATAAACCGCTGTTCTTCCTGATCAACTCGTATACGACCGGGCTTTCGCCGCTTTCGATGAAGTATATCGCGGATATCCGCATCGGCGCAAAGCGCGGCGGTCACGGAGATGCCATGGAGATCGCGTTACCTGTAAGATCCAGCGGTGCCTTGCTCCCCTGCGGCGCAAGCGTACGCTATGAATTTGACGAATAACCAAAAAGGAAAACAGAATGGCAGAACCTTTTATTCTTGCTGAAAATTTATCCTATACCTACACCGACGAGGACGGCGACACAACCGAGGCGCTGCGCGGTGTATCCTTCACGGTGAACCGCGGTGAATACGTTGCCGTGCTTGGGCACAACGGCTCGGGCAAGTCTACTCTTGCCAAGCTGCTCAACGTGATCCTCACGCCGAGCGGCGGAAACCTCACGGTGGCTGGACACACTATCACCGCCGGCATGAGCGAAGACGAGATCT